GTCAATAAACAGGATATGCGCTTTGTACAACGCATTCTCAACAAAAAAGTAAAACCGATTCTCGAAGCTCGCGGCTTTAAAGTTCACGGCGGTGCTTTTGTTTTTCCAAAAGCGCTTAAAGATTTAACCGTAGATGAGTTGGTGTCTCTTACGGATATTATTGAAATTCCGGCCTATTATGTTCAGAAAAAGTTCGGAATCCCCGAAGCAAAAAAAACGGATTTAATTGCCCGCAAAGCGGCGCCACCAACTCCGGTTATTGTTGACCCAACTAAACCGGTGTACCCAAATAAACCTATTCCGCCAGAAACAAAAAATGGACAAGCGGTTTCCAAACCGCTTGAAAAGAAACCGGAAGTAAAACTGTCGGATGTCGAAATAACGGGTTTTTGGAAGGGTTTCTTCAATTTTTTCGCAGTCGCCCGGACGCCGAGGAGCCGGGCAAGTCTGACATTAGCCGACAAGTTGCCGAACTCTACAGAACTGGGCATAAGCATTGATGCGCTATTTAAACAGGCTTTAAACGATATTTACAAACAGTATGAAATCAATCCGGACGATATGCCGCTGGTTGATCAGTCGCTGTTTGAAATTTCCAATGCCGCGTATCAATATGCCATTAATAAAGAATTCGGTATCGGGGATTCAAACTCATCAGTGTCCTCTGATTTTGCCCTGAAAAACGAATCATTTATAACAGAATTTAAAGCTAACGCATCAGTTTTCGCGGCTTTTAAAAACCACCAGCAAACCAATGACTTGGTGACGCTCCTAACCGACGAAAACGGCGACCTTCGTTCATTTGACAATTTCCGCAAACTGTCCGCAGGAATCAACGCCGACTACAACGAAACATGGCTTAAAACGGAATACAATCAGGCTGTTCGCTCCGCCCGTATGGCGGCCAAAGTAAAGAGCTACATGGAAACTGCCGACCTGTATCCAAACATGGAATACATGGAAACAACGGCGGCCACACCGCGTGAGGAACATGAAAACTGGGTGGGTACAATTCTGCCGATTAATGATCCCTGGTGGGATGATCACATGCCGCCGTCAGCGTGGGGTTGTGAATGCTCGGTAAGAAATACCGATGCACCGGCAAGTGCGCCGCCCGATGACACGGTAGCGATTGATCCCGTATTTGCCAACAATTCGGCTAAAACTGCCGAAATAGTAAACATGGCCGAGCACCCGTATGTAAAATCTGTTGACCCGGAAATGCAACAGGCCATTAAAGATCTGGCCGCACAATTATTTAAAGGTTAATTTGTTTAAAAACCGAGCTCTCCGGCTTCCCCCTTTAGGGGGTTAGGGGGCAGATTTTATGAATATACTTATCAAACGCGGAAACTCCACCATTCTCACCGTAAAACCCCAACTGTCATCCACCTATATACGCGCCATTATGGGCGAGGAAACCGTCACCTTAGTCTGGGAACAATCCTCTTTTTATGCGCTTCAGGTGGGCGATTATATTACGTATAACGGTATTAAGCACATACTTAACCAACTGCCAACGGTAAAAAAAGTAAGTACCACGCTTTTTCAATATAACGCCGTATTTCAGTCGCCCATATACGACTTGCTCAAAGCCGGTTATATGCTGTTTGATAATACCTCAACTCCTCCGCAAGCCGAGTTTTCGCTGTGTGGAACGCCCGAGACATTCATCACGTTATTGGTTGCAAACATGAACCGCGTTTTCGGCACAAATGTTTGGAGCAAAGGAACGGTTCTCACAGCCGAAGCACAAACCCTTACATTTTCAAACGAAAGTTGTTTCGCCGTTTTGCAAAAATTAGCGACTACTTTCAAAACGGAATATAGCGCTTCGGGAAATGCGGTCAACCTGATTGAAATAAGCAGCACCTCAAACCTGACACTTGAATACGGCTCCACGCTGTATGACATTGAACGCAAAACCATCGACAGCTCCGGCGTGATAACCCGCCTCTATCCATTTGGCGGAACACGCAATATTGCCGCCAATTACCGCGGAGGGTCTAAGCGACTGATGCTTCCTTCGCCTCTTCAATATATGGAGTCGAATGTCAACCTTTACGGAGTTATTGAGGGGCAACAAACGTTTGACGATGTGTATCCGCGTCTATCTATCTCACCGGTTGGGGGGTCGGGGGCGTCGCCCGGAACTGTAACCAATAATCCAACTGACCACCTTCAGTTTGTCGATGCGAATCTGGACTTTAATGTCAATGATTGCCTGATGCCTGGAACTTCAGCAAAACTCCGTTTTACTTCAGGTCAGTGTGCCGGTTACGATTTGGAAATTGAATCATTTATTAATAGTACCAAAACCTTTAAACTCATTCCCAATAAAGACGACAAAGGGTTTGAAATTCCTAACGCCACGCTTAAACCCGCCAACGGCGATAATTATGTGTTGCTGGATATTATTATGCCCGAAACGCCATATATTTCGTCCGCAGAATCTGAACTCCTGACTAAATCAACCGACTACCTAAACCAGAACTCACGGCCCAAAGTGTCCTATTTGGTTACGTTTTCGGAAATATATGCCAAAATTAATTCGGCGGATGTCATTCCAGGAAATATGGCCACGGTTTGCGATTCGGATATTGGTATTAATACTCAACTGCGGGTGGTGAAAGTTCAAAAAGGAGTGTTGGATCCGTGGAATATTAAAGTCGATTTATCCGATACGGTTAGCCAGTCAACGCTTACACGCATTGCCGCCGAAATTGCCGCCAATACGCAAGGCGTGACCAAAGCAAACGAAGGCATCCGCCAGCAATTTTCACGGAACTGGAGAAACGTGGAGGAACTCAGTACCATGATTGACACGCTGCGCACCGATATGCTTTTTGTGGGCAACGTGCAAGGCCAGTTCGACATTGCCGGAACACTTTTCACACCCAATTACCAGAACGACAAAAACAAGTTCTACGCCACAGCCGGCACGTTACGGCACAAAACCATCCCAGCCGATGCAACGCCCGGAACATGGACGATACCGGCTTACGCACCAACCATTACGGGTGATACGACGCCTTATTATCTGTATGCCAAATGCAACAGGGCAAATGGAACCGGTGTATATTATCTATCGGCCACGGCGATAGTTTATGATTCGGATCCTACATATTATTACTTCCTGGTTGGAGTGCTCAGCTCGGTAACTTCCGGCGCGCGAACCTTGCAAACAACCTACGGATTTACACAAATTACCGGCAAGCAACTTGTAACCGGAAAAATCCAATCGGCAGATGCGAGCACGTATATTGATTTGGACACAGGCGAAATCGGCGGTAACCTAAAATTCAAATCAGGCGACATTTATAAGGATGTCGGTGCGGGTATTTCGGAGGCGGTGGATGCCATTGAAATTGGAGTTGCTAACATATATAAATCATCGAAGATAGAACAAGGTGATTTAACGCCAACGGTAGCAATTACAGTTGATAGCGAGCAAATTAAATGTAGCGAAGAATATTATACAAGTGATAATCAATAAAATTAAATACAATGCAAACAATTAATACAGGCACGGTAGCAAATGATTTTACAGGGGATGGGTTGAAAACTGCAATGGATAAGATTAATGATAATTTCAGCACTCTATCATCAATTAATATAACCGTAGAAATTCCTATACCCGCAGGGCAATACTACACTCTATCGACAGCGATTGTAGCAACACCATCTAATTTCAGAAAAAAGGGTAAATCCATAACCTTTGAGATATCCCCGAACATTTGGAAAACATATCAATTTATAGGAACAGACATTAGTGATTGGGAAAATGTAAATAACTTCATTGATTATATTGGAGACATTAAAGATAGGACTTATACTTCATATCCTTACATTAAAGATTTCATACAAGAATTGTACATTACCGGGGCTAAACTCGAGGATAACTTGTTTATTGCAACATTTGAAATAAATGCAACCACTAAAGAAATAACTGTTTATATAGCTAATTCATCAGGCATAGTGGCTAAAATTTATAAAAATGATGGAATTGATTATTTCAGTAAAATTATTCAAGTTGAACAATTAAATTATTCAGGCATTACAGGATATGCAGTTATTTCATCTGGTACTGTATCTTTATCCGGACTCAACTTTTCACAAACCGCAATCAATAGTAAAGGTTTTGATTTATTGCATAGTCCTATGATTAATCAATATACAATTGATCTGTTACGGGCTGATATTAATTCTGTAACAGGGGTTCGGATTCAGACTAAATACATTTCTGATGGTGCAGCTAATTCCTTAATAACGGAGTTATATATACCAAATGCAGCGGCATACGGAGTACTCACTATTAAGAGTATCGGGGTAGCATCAAATGAGTTGACATTGTTTATCTATGATTCTTCGAATAATATAATTTGTTTGGGTGCAGTAAGGAATGGTAGCAAAAGCATATTCGGAAAAGTTATTGTTTTGAAAAAGTATAATGCAACCGATAATTTTGGATACGTGATAATGAATCGAGATGTTGACTTTTCCGTGTCAGGAGTTAACTATATTATAGATAATAATATCGTTTCCGACAAATTAATAGTTATCTTAATGCACAAGAACAAATTGTACTTATAGGAGACAGCTTAATAGGCTTGAACGATAATCGCAACATTCTTGAGTCGCTATTAATGGACTACACTAAATCACGAGTGTATAATTGTGGTTTTGGTGGATGTAGAATGTCGTGGCGAACTACTGATGGGTCTGATGTTTATGACCAATTTTCATTTGTGTCAATTGCAGACACATTAGTTGCTAAAAATTACGACCCAATGATTTCAGCAAATACTACATTGTCAGGTATGTATAATAATCGAATAGCAGATTTAAAGGAAGTCGATTTAAGTAAACCGACCACAATTATTTGCGATTTCATTAATAATGATATAACAGGAAATTCCCCAATCGGGAATTTATGGTTAAATGGAAATAAAATAACCGATTTTCAAAAAAATACTTTTTTAGGGGCGATGAACTATGGAATAGCAAAGTTATTATCTGCATATCCTCATTTAAAATTCATATTCCTAACTGAAGCATGGCGATATAAAACCGATAAGAATGGTAATTCTGTTCCACCGT